CCTCCTTTCTCTGGCTCGGCTCCCATTGTAATCAATAGAATGACGTTCTCAATAGTGCGAGTGATCGCCTGATCCATTTTCTTTAATTCGAGCTTTGCGTTAATATCTTCCAATACTGGATAACCGAAAGGAATGGCGAACGGCTCGTAGTCTTGTTTTTTGTAGAAAGTGAAAATAATTTTGTTTGGATCAAGCTTAATTTTTAAGCCGTTTTGATAATAAGCTCCCTTTTGGATATCTTCTCTTACGCTAGCGGGCAGACCGTTGAGCGTTTCTTTATCTTCTTCAGAAACAGGATTTTGCAAACGAGCCAGCTCATATTCAGAAAGGATTTTTTCATAAGATCCAGTCTCAAAACTAGATCCGCGCTTGGCGACGATATCAAATGGATTAAGCAGAATATATCTAACGGGAACCTTACTGGAAGACGGCTCCTCTTCCGCAATTTGTTGTATTAACTTGGTGAAGTCTTTGGCTTGAATCGTTCCATCTACGCGGTAAAAGAAAATATTGCCGCTTCGATAGAACTCTCTAAAGAATTGGTCTTTCAAGTGCCACAGTTTGATTTTCTTAAACCACTGATTAAAAAAATCGCGGCTTTTTTGCGAACCGCCTTCAAGATACAATTCGGTATTGGAAAACTCCGACATAATGTCGATAGAGTTTCTGAATACAGCGACATTAGCATAAGCTTTTTGACACAGCTCAATCGCTTCTCGGACATTCACTCCGTCTAGAGCATAGCTGTATGGCAGAAGCCCGTTGCGAATGCTGCTAAAGCGATCATGAGTTCTCGTGAATGCCGCTCTATTTCTACGGCTACCGCTGCGAGAGGAACTGTCTACGCGAGAATAATTCTCATTAGCGAAAGAAGTATTTAAAGATGCTTCTGCGACATAAAATGGTTCGCCGCATAGCTCTGGCTCGTATTGTTCGTGAGATTGCGACATTATCGGGATTGCAGATCCTTCGAACTTTTTCCAATAATCAGATTTTTTATTATAATGCCGTTTATCCATTTCCCTATATTACACAAAAAAGTCTAAAAGTTAACTTTAAAAGTCAATCTACAAACATTGGCGTGAATGTCGCCTGAGTGGAGATTTCTGGAGCAGCCATCATATCTAGGTAGATGTTCATTGCCCAGTTGCCTAAAACAAGAGCGGAGTAGGAATCTTTTCTTGCTTTGTCGGCGTTCCTCTGCTTCTTGAGATTGTATGGCAAGTCGAAAGATTGACCGCCGTTAGATGTCGTCGATAGTTGAATTAAAGCACATTGCACTTTTGTCGCATCAATTGTATCTTTTAAATGTTCGATCAAGTCGATTTGTTTTGCGTCAGAATCTCCTTCTTCATTATACTTGGAGAATGTAATTTCATCTATTGGTATTCTCGCTGATTTTTGACGAGTATAATCGTCATCGAGAGCTGCACCCGCGAACCAAATTTTTTTGTGATCGAAGGAGGCTTGCAGCATTTGGTTCGCTGAACGAATCCATTGAGAACTGGGCTTTCTCAAGATGCATATCTTTTTCGACTCGATATTGTATTCGTTTCTAGCGAAGCGTATATCAGAGTTATAATCTTGCGGATCATCAAAGTCGGAATCAATACACTGTATATGAATTCCAGCGGTTTTAAAAATTTCACTTTCATTGCAAGAGTTAATAAATTGAACTCCTCCGTTGTAGTCTCCTACAATCATTCGTATATTAAAGTGAGTATAAAGATAGCGGAAATAAGAAATGTGCTTTTTCAAGTTCGCTCCAGCCAAAGCGTAAGAATGAACTATTGTTCCCGCACGTTTTTCGGGATTTAACTTGATAACGTGCATCGCGAAATCGTCAGAGCCTTCGCTTTCCGACCACGATGGGTCAAATGAAAGTATGTATTCGCTTTTTTTATCGCCAATTACTTCTACCGACTGACCTTCTCCATCTTGAACGGTGCAAGCTGCCATTTTGCTCACCTTGAAATAGCCAGAGCTGTCGTCTGTGAACACGGAGCCAAACTCTCTTTCGAATTGAGCTTCGCTCATAGTCGCTTTAGATTGATCCAAAAGGTTTTGATCATACAGCTGTTTGGGTGCGCAGTCATAGCTTAGATGCATAATGACTCTATGAGCGTTGTCCTGCTTAGATGGACTTAAAATTAATTTCTCGTATTGCTGATACAGCTTATATAGATATTCAAACTTGTAAGACGCGGAAGAAAGTCCGATAATTTTGTTGTGCGGCCACTTGTGTCTTTCATCTTCCGTCATTTTCCCAGCTTCGATCATCTGTGTTTCTAGATCGTAAATTTTTTGACGCTCTGTTGGGTTTTCCACAACAGCCAAAAACGGCAGAATAACCTCGTTAATAATTTTTTCAGGCATCAATAGAAGCTCGTCAATAATCATGCGTTGAAAACGAAATCCACGAAGCTTTTCTCCATCTCCCAACGGAAGCGCGATAATTTTGCTGCGGCCTATTTCCATTACCCATTGGTCATTTGATTTGTTTGTTCTAGTGATACATTGAGCGAGGAACCCCGCTTTTGGGCCTTTTGCTATTTCTTCGATCTTGTTAAAGATCATTCGGCTTTGTCGGAAAGATTTGGATATGATGCCGATATAAACACCTTGATTTAAGATGGCATCCATCGCGGCGAAAACGCCTGTCGTGAACGACTTGGAAAGTCCCCGACTCCAGATGCCCAAGAAGTAATCTGTTTCCATCATAGCTTTGATTGCCATGTGTTGGAATGGAAACAAAGAGACTCCAGAAATCAGCTCAGAAGTAAAAGATGGATTTTCTTTCAAAAACTTATACAAAAGTACTTTAGCTTTCTCTTCTTCGATAAAACCTTTCGTATCTAAGATTTCTTGATTTACATTTTTGAATTTTTTATGTAACGTCTGATGTCCTTTTTCCCAAGCCATAATTATTTAATTTCAAAGTAGTTCATCTCTCCAGCATCCAAAAAGTATTGGACATCCACATTCCACATTTTCGAACCAAGCATAAGTAGTTTCGGGGTAAGTATTTGACTGCTGCTTCTGTTTTTAGCAAATACGAATTGACAACAATCTCTGAAGTCTCTTTGTAGTTCTTTCATGTTATGGAATATATAATCCAAATTAAATCTTTTGGGCGCATACCTGTTAGCCTCTCTCATCTTATGCAGATCGCTTTCGACCACAATAAACAAGAAACATTCTGCTTGTCTGCATCTTTGAAGCTCTCTAACGAATCTTTTATATTCCGCCGACAAAGTGCTGCAAAAATCAGCGAACGATTTTCTATCAACGTATGTGTATTTAAAGTTTTCTTTAGTGACGGAGTAATCGCCGACATCCAACTTTAAAGGAGAAGAGTTTTTAAATTTTAACGGCTGCTGCTCGCGGGTATCAATCAAAATTTTGACTTCTCGATAGTCGTTATGAAATTCTTTCGGCAGGTTTGATCCTAACATCGGCTTGACCCCACACTGCTCGCAGACCTTTTTGTAGCTGCCAAAAATTCTCTTATATATTCTAATCGGCGGCAGATCTGATGTGAACAATTCGGTAGAGCATGGACCATAATCCAATTCTTTTTTTTCTATGCGTTTTTTAAGCAATAAAATAATATATTGCCCGACTTCTTCCTGATCAGCGGTGTCGCACCATTCTACCAATTGATCATAAGTGGCGAAGTCTCTATCGAAATAGTCTTCGTATGTTTTAAATTGTATAGGAACTCCGCTGAGCTTGTTGAAGCGCGGATAATGCTTGACATAATAATCCCCCAACATCAAATTATGCTTTTTGAAATGATGGTGCAAGCTCTTTAATGAATCAAATGATTCTGAGCACTCTTTACAATTAAATGACATCGTATTTAGATATGCCGAGAATACGAGCTTTCCACTCGTCCATTCTTTCTAATCTGTTAGCTTCGTCTGAAACGAGTTGTTTTTGCATTTCGGCGATATGAACCATATTGTTACGCTCCTCTTCGTCTTGGAAAAACTGCACTAAAGCCAAAAGAGAAGCGTTTTCTTTATGCTTGCTTTGCATTCTGGAGGATCTGTCTCCCTGAAGTTTTTTGGTTAAGTTTTCGATTCTTGTTTCGCACTGATGATATTCGGAGCTTTTGGCTTTAATAATTTCTGCCAATCTAACGCTCATCTCCTCTTGATCGTTCGCGATATCAAATATGTCGTTCAACTTGTTCAGATGCTTACTAATAACCTCAAGATTAATAATTTCTTTACACGCATTCATGTAGAGGTTTATTTCGTCAGAAGTCAAATCGGGCTTGTCCCGAGTCAACCGAATAAATTCCTGCTCAAACAACTCCCTGTCATCTTTCGATGTGTAATTGTTCATAATTCTCACAAATCGCGAGTTATTGAGATTTATTGTTAATTTCTCTACACAAATCCTATGCTGACGATTAATCTTGTCCTCCTCAAAAATGTTACCAGTTGCATCGTTGATTTTCTTCACGACTCGTACTGCCGCCTTCGGAGCCACGTAGCTTGACAGCACAGCGTCTGTGTCTTGAGATGGGTTGTAGTCGGGGTTGATCTCTCGCATGAGC